CCGGTGTCCATCCATCTGTCTTGGGCGCGGTCTTCCGCACCAAGCAGTTCAAGTCGGTCGGCTACACAGAGGCCGTCCATCCCCAAGCGCATGCCAGGGTGGTGCGCGTCTATTCATTGAAAAAAGAAGGAGAGAGTCATGTCAGTTAGAGAACATGCATTAGATAAAGCACTTCAAATTTTAGAAGCACTTAAATGCCAATACAAGGTCATAACCATTGATGGCAAACAACACGGTGATCTGGTTGTGATGGACAACAGAAAGAAAAAAAGACCACTTCTACCAATTGGCACCTACTCCAACTACATCCGACCGCACCTTGAAAAACTAGAAGTGGGTGATGTGGCTGTTTTGCCATTTGGTGATTTTGTTGGCGGTGATTTGCAAAGCAATGTCGGCGCTCGCGCTATTCACCTTTGGGGTGCAGGCAGTTACAAGTCCTGCATTACCGGAAAAACCGTAGAAGTTCTGCGTCTTAAATAAACAAGGAGTAAAAAAATGGCCGGAAAATTAACTGACGACAAAGCAATGAGCGCATCCCGCCTTCCGGGGCTGATGGGTTTCTCGCGGTACAGCACCCCGAATGATGAGTTGCAGTACTCAATCAACGCCATCGACGGCAAGGAGCGCCCGGACATTGGCAATGAGGCCATGGGCTGGGGCAACACCCTTGAGCCTGTGATCCTGATGGAGGCCGTCAAGCGCTTGGGCATCACCGACTACGACACCCAGATTGGCATTGCCTACACCCATGAATCTGTGCCCCTGTCGTGCAGCCTGGACGGGGTTGGCCACGGCACCGGGCAGGAGATCTTCCCAGACCCTGACCGTGGCATCTTTGTGGTTGGCCAAGACTCTATCGTGCTCGACGGGCCCGGCGTGCTCGAGGCCAAGCTGACCAAGACCATGCCGGAGGAGACCCCGCACTTGGCCCGTGGCCCGATCCAGTTGCAAGGGCAGATGCTGGTGACCGGGCACAAATGGGGCTGCGTTGCTGTCCTGTACCAAGGCATCGAGCTGCGCGTGTTCCTGTTTGCGCCCCACTACGACACCCAGAAGGCCATCATCAAGGAGGTGCTCGCCTTTGCCCACAAGCTGAAAACCTACCAGACCACCGGGGCCATCGACTGGTACCCACCGGCCAGCTCCAAAGAGCTCGACCGGATCTACCCTATAGCTGCCGACCGTGAGGAGCTCCAGCTGCCGCCCAGCGTAGGCGACCTGGCCAAGGGCATTCTCGAGAACAAGGCAGCGATCAGGGCAGCCGAGGCCAGCATTGAGGATGCCGAGAAGCTGATCAAGCAGGAGCTTGGCCAAGCAGAGCGAGGCCGTGCCGGGCAGTATGTGATCAGTTGGCCAATGCGCAACTACAAGCCTGCTGCCGAGCGTCTGGTGCCTGCCAAGGCAGCGTACAGCATTCGCCAGTCCACGCTGTCGATCAAGGAGTGGCAGACATGAACCTGCTAGACCACCCGGCCATCTGGCATGCATATGAGCGAGCTGTGGTGGCCATGCTGAATGCCACCGACTGCACCGAGGATGAGGCCGAAAAGTTTATCGACTCAATGGCCGACCTGATTTTTACCACCATGCAAACCTACCTGAAAGAGGAAGAAAAAAATGAACCACATAATCATTGAGCGCAGACGGCAAGTCGTACTCAAGCGCTTTCAAAACTATATTGCGCCAGAAGCAATAAGCGGCTGCTGGAATTGGACTGGCTCCGGCAACAAGGGAGGCTACGGTCGAATAACCAACGAAGAAGGGCGAGTCATGCTTGCTCACCGCTGGTCATTTCGTAGATTTATTAGCGAACAGATGCCGCCTGTCGTTATGCATGTTTGCGATAACCCTGCATGTGTGAACCCTTCGCATCTTGTTGCTGGTAATCAAGTGCTGAACATGATGGACATGTGGGACAAGGGGCGCGGCAAACCTCGTAAGATTACCCGTGAGCAGTCAACGCTGACGATATATTCCCGTGAGCAGTTAGAGCAAGTCAAGGTATTGCGTGCTGAAGGCTTGACCCAAATGACAATCAAAAAGATGACAGGCATCAGCCAGTCCCATGTGTCTCGTATTTTAAATGGAGCAGTTAAATGAACTTAGTCACAACCAACAACCAAGGCTTTGCACCTACTACATTAGACGAAGCCATGCGCTTTTCAGAGATGCTTGCAAAGTCGAGCATGGTTCCCAAGCAGTACCAGAACAAACCAGAAGATGTGCTGGTCGCCGTTCAATGGGGCAAAGAGCTTGGACTTGCACCATTACAAGCCTTGCAGAACATTGCGTGCATTAACGGGAAGCCTTCTGTTTATGGTGATGCTGCTCTTGCCTTGGTTCAGGCAAGCCAACTTTGCGAAGGCATTGACGAACACATCGAAGGTGAAGGAACAACCAACCCTGTTGCCATTTGCATCGCCAAGCGCCGTGGCAGGAATCCTGTTGTGTCTCGTTTTAGCGTAGAAGATGCAAAAAGGGCTGGCTTGTGGGGCAAGCAAGGCCCGTGGCAGTCCTACCCCAAACGCATGCTTGCCATGCGAGCTCGCGGCTTTGCCTTGCGCGATGCCTTTCCCGATGTCTTAAAGGGATTGATCACAGTGGAGGAGGCCCAGGACTATCCGGAGGAGGCCAAGCCCCGGCTAATGGCTAATCCGGCTAAACCGGCTAATCCGCTGGACATGGTGGCCGCGCCAAGGATTGAGCAGACCAGCAACCCGGCGGTGATTGAGGAGGCGTTTGCCCATGACCAGGAGGCTGACGCTGTCAATGAGCTGGTCGCTCAAGCAGTGGCCGCTGACATGGAAGTGCTGGACATTCCCGAGGTGGCTGAGCTGGCGCCGACAACCGAGCTGTTTGCTGTGCTGCTGCCGGGCAAGGACAAGCCGCACTCAGTTCACAACACCCTGGAAGAGTGGCAGGATGCCTATGAGGCCATTGCAGAGAAGACTGCCATGGCCACCAAGACCCCGGCACGGGAGCGTATGACCAAGCTGCGTGAGCTGCGTGAGCTCAATGAGCCCACCATCGGCAAGGTTGAGATGATTGCGCGGATCCGGCACACCGCTGCTTACAGCAAGCGCATTGGTGCGCTGGGAGCCGCGCAGTAATCAGGCTTGGGTGCTGCTGGTCATGGTGCCAGCAGCGCTTGCCACCTCGGTCACCCGCCTGCCCCAGCCTTTACCAAAGGTTGGCCAGGTCGGCAAACCCTGTAAAAAATTCATCCGCTTAAATGAGTACGCAGACACCAGCTCGGCAGGCTCCAAGGCCAGCACAGCCTTCATGGTGCCGGGGCCAATGGCACCGTCAGCCGTCACGCCCACCACCTCTTGCAGCCACTTGGCAGCCCGACCTGGGCCGCTGTTGATAGCAGCATCGAACACCGCATAGTCCACGCCAGCCGGTAGCTCATCGCCTTTGATCTTGTCCCAGTACTTGGCGCGATACATGGGCCCGACGATCTCAGGGGTCAGGTTGCGCATGGCCTGCTCATCAACATCATGGCCAACCCACTCCTCCCAAACCCGCTTGGTCACGCCAAGGTTGGTCATGCCGCCGGGGTCTTTCGGGTGATTCACATAGCCGCCCTCATGGTGGAGGACAGCAGCCAGTGCGGAGTCAAAGTTTTCTTTCATTTCACTGGCCCTGCCTTAGAGAGTAAATCGGTCTTGGCTTGTGAGCCAGCGCTTGATCCAAAATAGTAGGCAATGATGCCTGTCCATGCCGTGCCAAGACTGCCCAGCATCATCAAGATGGCAGGGTTGCTGTCATCCAGCTTGTTGAAAAACATCAGCGTCATGATGGCAAAGAACCCTACAGTGACAGAGCCAGCCAGTAGCGGTGGCATCAGGCTTCTGGTGGTGGCCTGCATCTCCCGCGCTGACTTCCTGTCCTCAACCTCCAGCTTTTCAAAGTTGAGGCCAAGCTCTTGCGCTTGCTTTTGCAGTTCAATCTCGGCCATCTTGACCTGGGCTATCTGCTCTGCTGACAGCTTGTTGTTGGAGATCAGGTCGCCCACCTTGTCGGGGTCAACACCGATGGCCTTGGAGATAGCAGACACAGCCATGCCAGCCAGTGGGCCACCCATTGCCGTGGCAATGGTGGGCGCAATTTGTTTTAACCAATCCATATTTGATCTTCCTAGAAGGGGAGTTTAGAAACTAAAAAATTGACGATCTTTTTGGAATCATTGACAGGCAAGATGTAGAGCAGGTCTAGGAACCAATCAATCGCAAGAGCAGCAGCGCAGCACTTGATAAAACGATCACACCCAAGTCGCCAGTCCTTGCCAACATCAAACCACTTGAGTAGACCGAACACATCAACCACACCTTC